GCATCATCTAATGAGGTAGCTGTATACGGAACAATTAATTCATCTGCCGGTACAAACTTTGATACTGCTCTTCCAAGAGCTGTATCATAGTAAACTTTTTTAAAAGTAGAACCCGCTAGTGGTAAATGAAATAACATAGAATCAAACTCTGCTTCGTATTCTTTCATTTGATCCATAATTAAATAATTCATGAAATCTTTTACACGTTGTGATTGTTGTTCAGTTTGTGGATTTCTAAGACCAATAATTTGTGTTCTTACTGGTCCATCGCTTGGTAATAATTCTTTGTATGCTTGTGCTTGAAACTGTGTGACTGCTTCTGCTAAAACTGGGTGTGTTGCACCTGATGCTCCCTGAAACGGTTCTGTTCTATTTTCATATTTAAAACCTAAAAGATCTAAACCTGTTGTATAAGATTGTTCCCAATCTTTTCTTGAAGTTTTATAATCCATGTAGTTTTGAACCATTTCATTACCAATTGGTTCTAAAACATCGTCAGGTAAAATATCTGCTAAGTTATCAAAATGATTTTCTGTTCCAGGTATATTAATTGCACCTGGTTCAAAATCGATTGTTGCACCACCGTCTTCTTCTGGTACGACTTCTACGGGTCCTTTTGGATCTTGTTCTTCTTCCTGAACGGCTACTTCTTGCAACTCTTCATCTGAAGGTATCTCAAGTTTAGTACGAGTGTTCGGGAGTCCTTTATCTATTTCTGCCATTTAATACTCCTATTGTTTCTTAACACGTTTAAAGATACCTGGCAACCCCTCGTCTCCATGAGGTGTGGGTCCAGATTCTGGTGGTGGTCCTGACTTATCACCACCTGATAAACCACCATCTGCTGCCATAAAAGGATCACTAAGATTAAAAGGTGTTCTTCTCTCTTGTTTTCTTTTTAAATCTTCTTCAGCGAGTCTCTCTTTTGCTGCTCTGCTTTCAGCTACATTTTTTCTAAACATATCTAAATCAAACATTCGACCTTCTTCTACTTGTGGATTGACTCTCATAAATGGTTCTTGTTTTTCGTAAAAAGTTTTTAACATGTCATCTGCTTTTTTACCTGGTCTTAGTTGATTAGGATCTCTTTCCTCACCAAGTCTATTTAATGTACTTAAATAACCATCGAAAGCGCTTTGTAATGCATCACCTTGTCCGTATGAAGGCATCTCTTTTTTTAACCTATCGTCTCTACTTTTACCTGCAAGTCCATATGTTAATGTATTTACAATTTCTTTCGTTGGTCTACCTTGTGCATAGTCAAACAAACCAATTGGTATAGCAATACCTATCTCTGCTGCTATTGCAGCGGGGCCTAACACTCCTTTGATCACGCCTCCTGCACCACGAACCGCTTTTCTAAAATTTAATAATTTAGATTGTGCGGCGCTATCTCCAGCTGCAGCTGATTTAGATATTTGATTTAAAGATTTTTCGTATGCCTGTGGCATATCACAAGTTACTGATCCACCAGTAGATTTACTAACAAAACACTTTATACCATTTGCTTTCATAAAAGATTTTAATCCTTTTATTTTAGGAGCTTTATCAACCACTTTCTGTACTTGTTTTTTTTCTAAAATTTTTACAGGAACATTTTGTTTTTTACCGGCAATAGATTTTGTATAATCTAACCCTACAGGTTCAGCATTGTATCTAAAAACATTTCCATACTCATCTGTTACAGGTGTTAATTTATTAAAACCTAGTAAACCTTGATATTCTTTAGGCATTTCTTTTTTTATTTCTTCTAAAACTCCAAATAATTTTTTGTTTATTTTGTCTAATTTTGTGGAATCAGCTTTTACATTATTGAAATCTAAATCATACGCTTCATTCACTAAGTTTAAAATTTTTTCATCGTATTTTGTTAAAGCGGCGTTCATGTATTTATCAATAATAGCATACTCATTTAATTTAGTGGGAATTGCATCACCTATTGGCATCATGTGATGAAGAACGTATCCTTTTGGAGTTTTGTAACTTCCTTGTCTACCCTCCTCCAAAGATTGAAAAAAACGTCTTTTAGTTTTTGATTCAGGTCTTTTTTTTGGATCAGCAGGAGTAAATTTTTTTGGGTTTTTTTCTCTAAAATTGTCTCTAGCGTCTCTAGCTTCCTTCAAGGTGCTATACTCTTCCATAAAAAGAGTTTTGTAATTTCCACTTTTACCAGCGGTTTGTTTTCCTTTTATTTTTTTGGGTCGATCTAAAATTCTTGTTTTATATACAACTATTTCTTTATTATTTGCTTTGTTCAACCATTTTATTTCTTTTATATTTTCTTCTATGCTCTTCTCCGATATTTTTATAATCCCTTTTTTAGGATCATTTGTTTTTTTATTAAAATTTTTTAAAGGATTTTTTTTAAAACCAATACGACCACCATCTGCTTTTGGATTACGTGTGTTAAACTCGTTGAATAATTCTATTTCTTTAACTGATTGTTTAGGTTCAGGTCTGTTTATTTTATCAGCAGTTGTAACTTCATCTTCATCGAAGAGGTCTTGAAGTTCTTCGATTCGTTTTAAAATATCCATTCTATTCTCCTAACATACGGGCAATACCACCTGATGCCATATCATCCATGTAATCTTCTGGATCAGGACCTGTATATCTATCAGCTGCGTATTGTGATGGATTTTCTTCTGCTTGTTTTAGAGTTTCTTTTCTTTTTCTAGATTCTACAAACTCTTTTAGTGTAGGTTTCTTTTGGCCTTTTGCATAAAGTTTAACTTTAGTTAAGTCAGCTGTTAAATCTTTTGTATTAGTTACTGTGTTATCTGTAACCTCCGTTACGTAATCATCAGGACCATCCATATAGTTTGCGTAATCATTTTCTACAGCTTGAAATGTATCAGGTGGTTTACCTTTTGTGCCCTCATCTGCAATACCTGGTTTATATTCTAATGATACAAGAGCGTCGCCTTGATCGCCTTGCACATTTCTAAATGGATCATCGATATCAATTCTAACAGACCCATCATCTAAGTCTCTGTAGACATAAACAGTTGTTTCGTCATCTAATGCTTTTACGTGAACTATTTCTCTATCTTTTGTTGCAAATCTTTTTGTGACATCATCTCCTTCTACAATAACTCTGTTAGCTAATGCATCAAACCAAGATGGTTTACCAGCAACAGGATCCGTTTTTATAATTTCTTTTGTAACTTGTTTACCTGCACCTTTACCAAATAGTTTTAGTAATCCTGTCTTAGCAGCACCAATACCGGCTCCTGCGCTACCCATGAGAGCTAAGAAAGCTCTTCGTGACATACCAGCTTTTAAACCAACACGACCACCTGTTGCAAAATCCTCATCCATTGCATCATCTATTTTATTTCTAAAATCTTCTTCCGTGCCTTTAAATTTTCCTTCTTTAACTGCCTTGTCATATGCGTTTTTAATTTCTTGATCTAAAGTAGAAGACGATGTTTCTCTGTTTTTTCTATCTAAAATTTTTTGTACAGATTGTTTATTTTCTTTTGCTAATCTTTGAGCAATCTCAGCTTCTGTTTCTGTTGCTTGTTTACCACCCATGATACGTGACCCTGGTGGTATTTGTTGTCCTTCAAGATCAAATACCTTTGCTGACTCTGTATTTCTAATTCCTGATTCTGCTTGTTGAAGCTTTTGTTTGTTGACAGCTTCTATTTGATTAACAATATTTTTTAATTCATCCTCGGTTTTAATAAGCTGTGGATCAATACCATTACGCATCAATAGATCTTCTAACATCGCTGCTTGAAAATCTATTTTTTTAGGATCAGGTAAAGTAATCATAATGCCATCGTCAGTACGACCGGCCGCTAGTTTAGCTAAAAAATTTTTAATGATTGTTAACTTTGCCATTATTTTTTCTTATCCAAAAATTTTTTAATAAATTCTTTGCTTGGCATCTCTTGTGGTTTAGTGCCACCAATTCTACCTGTCATAACTCTATTATAAAATCTTACAGCATCTTCTCCACCACCTTTAATACTACCCGTGCCACCCTCATCTGGTGGTGTTATACCTTTTTTCTTTTTCTTTTTACTTTCTCCTTTGATAGCTCTATTTAAAGCATCTATCATTTTATCTTTGTTGCCAGTTTTATCTTTGGTAAAAATATTTTCATAAAATTTTTCAAAGTCTGTCTTACCTTTCTTTTTTGCAAGTTTACTTAAAACAAGACCTGCTACTTTAAATCCTTGTCTATGGTATTTATTTGCCATCTAATAATAACTCCGTTGTTGTTTCTCGACTTGCTCGTCAATATAATCTTCAGGGTGATCGATCAGACCGCCCTGTCTGAATCGCATAATGGCTTGAGTTGTAGAGTCGACCAAGTCATCATGATCACCGTACGGAAACGCAGCGCACTCTTCAATGACTTCATCTGCAAATTTCTGCTCCGGAGCCCATATCATACCAGATTCAAACAAAGGTGCAACAGCATTTACACGGGCATGCTTATCGTTGCCTTTTGATGGTGTGAAGTTCATTACAGGTATATCCATCTTTCTAAGCTCATATGTAAGTGGTAAACCTGATGCTTTTGCCTCAACAATGACAGATTCTGGTTTCCAATAATCATATTGCTCTAAGGCAAGTCTTCGAAGTTCTGGAAACTCGTACCTACCCTTTATTGCATCAAGTAACATGAGATTAGCACCTGAGTCTTCATCTGGATAAAATATACCCCACGTTGTAATAGCTGAGTAATCCGCTGTTTCTTTTTTTAAAAAAGCCGTATCATAAGATTGTATTACATGATGTAATGTTGGAATGTGATCGTGTTCCCAAATCCTCCACCATTCTCGTTTTAATATTGCACCTTCTTCACTCGTTGGATTCTGCATCCACTGTGCATTCCATTTGCCCGTGGGCAGTGTTGCTTGAACCTTTTCAAGCTCGTCTAACTTCCAATACTCAGGCCATACAGGTTTTGGATCTGATCCGTGGTCCATGATCGCCGGAAATTCGACCACGTGCCACTGATCAGCTTTAGCTTCCTTCTGGTTCTGTATTAACTTACCTGTTAAATCTTTGTTACTCCATCTCGTCATGACGAGTACAATCTTACCGCCTGGTTGTAAACGCTGACGTGGTCCTGATGTATACCACTCGTACGCACTCTCTAATGCTGAAGGAGATAACGCATCTTGCTCTGAGTGTGGGTCATCGATAATAAGTAAATCTGCACCTCTACCTGTGATAGCTCCACCCACACCAGCAGCAAAATATTCTCCACCTTGGGCTGTCTCCCAACGCCCAGCGGCTTTTGAATCTTCTTGTAATCTTGTTTGAAAAATTTTTCCATAGTCATCGCTATCGATTAAGTTCTTTGCTTTACGACCAAACCTTACAGCTAATTCACCCGTGTGTGTTGCTTGTATAATCTTGAGCTTTGGATCACGGCCCACCATCCATGCTGGTAGCAAGTAAGATGCAAATTCAGATTTTGTATGTCTAGGAGGCATATTAATGATCAATCGATTTATTTCACCCGATGCAAGTTTATTAAATTTGTCAGCTATGTGTCTGTGGTGGGACCCCTCTATAAAATCGGGCCACATACATTTTACAAAAGATAAGAAGTCTTGTTTTGCTTTGCCTTGTATTTTCTTTTCTGCATGTAACACTTGCAGTTGTTTAAACTGCCTACGGATATCTGATGGCAGTTTACTTATGTCTACGTTATTTAAATTCATTTAAAATTTTTTAAAAAATTTTTTGCACCCTATTTAAGATGTTCAATATGTTTTTACCAGCTATAACTCTGTAAATCAAGCAATACAACCTAGAGTAGTGGGACCCCTTTTACAAAAAAGGGGGGATGGGGTCTAAGTTAAAAAGTATATTTGATATTGGTTCGGGACCCCTGGCGCGTTAGCGCCAGGGCAGAAAGGCTAAGCCGCCCAACGCTTGAGCGCCTT